GCTGTCTCGGTGTCTGGTCGATCGTCAGTTGGTGATGAGGTCCAGACGTGACCGAGTGGAATTGTTTTCGGTAACGAAGTGCGGACGTGGTGACAAACCAGTCGACGTGGTGATTGTTGGATGGAATGGATGGATGACGAATCCTCGGGGTCTGGATAAATTGCTCACCGAGTTCGGGATGGGTAAGGTCGATTGGGATGGGCTGGACTGGACGGTTCCTGATTACTGGTTAGCGAAGCCACTTAGGAATGTGTTAGGTCATGACCTGACTCGGATTCGGTTAGGTGATAAGTGGAAGGGATGGAGAATCAATCAGAAAGAATTGCACTACTGGTTGATCGAGAAGAAGTGCCGACTTGAGACGTTTGTCGACGATGCTTCTTGGGGGTTCGAGCTGGTGTCCGAGGATGTTTCTGTTAGACGATATTCTGTCATTTGGAACGGCATCGAGGTGTCTCGGGACGATCTGAACGGTGTTGTTGAGTGGGTTCGGACATTGATGGAATAAGGGCTGGCAGACTATTTTCAGTTTTCTGTAAATAAATCTTGATAACGTAAGCTTTTCCGCTATGGTTCACCTGTCACCGCGAGTGACCAACAACATTATGAACACTACTACCGACACATTGACGACAGCATCGAAAGTTAAAAAAGGCGAATACGTTCGCTTCTCCAACACTGACACAGCACCTGTCTGGGTCAAAGGTGACTATGACCGCTCTTCGAAGAAGCACAGCTTCTCAAAAGCAGATGACATGAACCGTGAGGTGTTCCTGAAATCAACAGCGAAAGTTTTCGTTGGTTTTGAATATTAATCCCTAACACATTTACTACTAAATACTATGAACACCGTATCCGATATCCGAGAACAAAAAGCACGCATGAGCGGAGATCACGAAGCGTGGATTAAAGGAAAGCAAATCGCAGCATACGAAGCAGCACGCAGAGCATACCTGCAAGCCAACCCAGACGTGGGCACGCTGATTCGCGACGGGGTAGAGATTTTCTACCGCAACCTGACACCTTTGCACCTTGGTCTGACCAAGGAGTTTTACCCATCAAGCGTTATTAAAATTGGATAATTAAAACAGGGGCGCGACTGCAACGCGCAAACTAACCAAACAAACCAAATGAAAAAGACTACAATCGAACAAAGCAATCAAACCGTCAGTGAATCACTCAGCCAATCGGCAATGCACGACAAAGCTCCCGCATTCGCCAAAAATCAGCATGTCAAGGCATTCAATGGAGCGTTCTACGGAATCGTTCGAGGCATTGAATTAACCTACGCCATTGTGGAACTTGAAGACCCTAAATTCGGAACCGTCAGCGTTCCTTACAAGCATCTTGAAATATCATACCCGTTTGAACTCAAGTGGATCGAGTCGCTTCTTGCCGCTCAAAAACGCCACTACAAACTCGGCAGTATGGAAGCCGCCATTGCTGCAAACTAATATGGAACAATCTAACGAATACCACAATGAACACTACCACATTCAAACCATACAGAAACTACATCGCAATCATCGATAACGATGAAGCGCACCCGATTGATCTCCGCGCCAGAGATGCTGCTGATGCTAAGAAAAAAGCCAGACGCTACATGAGCGATGTCGTTGGTCACTCTGTAAAATATGAGGGTCCTTATAAACTGAACGTCAGACTTGCAACACCAGAAGCACCACAAGACTAATCCAAAAATGGCAGGGTCCAATCCCCTGCCTCACCCACTACAAATAAAAATTATGACCAAAAAACATCTAGTCTACCGCAGTAATGTCACCCAGTGCGCAGGGTGTGGAACCAAATGCACTTGGCTTAAAACTAAGGCAGGCGCAGCGTATCTGACCGAGGTCGAGTTCGACAAGAACAGAAACGATTGGTTCTATAAATCGTCTGGCAATCACAGCAACCTACGGGTCGCGCATAACTGTGTATCAGAGCTGGAGAAGTTCCTTGCCGATGCTCGATTTAATTTGGAGCGCCTCGGTGAGGCACTTGAGTTCGATGGTTTTCGCGAGGACGGAACTGTCGACGGAAGAGCGCGTGCTGACGCTTGGAAAGCTAAGAAATCGTCTTTCCCCTCACTATACAATAACCTGAGCGAGGAGGACAAAGATCACTGGAGAGATGAGTTCCTCGACCGTCTCGACGACGCTCAAAAGCGCAACAACCTGCGCAAAGAGTATCTCAAGCAAATTGATTCCTACGTTGCTCGCATTGCAGAGCGTCGCGAGAAAATCCAAGCAGCACGCTGCACACACAGTCACTAACAACTACCAGACACCATGAACAGAAACCTTATGTATCTACCCATGAACACCACCAGTGAATTTCAAACCCAGTTCCAAAGCATGCTCAAGACAGCGATCGCCGACAAGGCACGCGAATTGGCTGCTGGAGGCACTACAGGGATCAGTATCGTCAACCTGAGCCAGATTGTCATGAACGACGGTCTGCGCTACGCTGACGGGGCACCTCGCGACCGCAGCGGGTATGTCAGAGAATTCGAGTCAGCAGTCCGCGCGGCAGATTTACCAATTGAGATATTATGAACAAACACACACCGAAAAATTGGGTAGTAAACTACCGTGAACCGTCCTCCATTGGCAGGGCATTCTGGGAGATCACTGACGGCTTAGACAAGCCGATAGCATTTGTCACCGAACCGCAGCCAAGATCCCGCGAGGAGATGGCAGCTATAGCTAAAGCGAAAGGAGGGGCAGCGCTATGATCCTAGAACTAGCTATTTCAGGAGCCGCATTTGGGATTCTTGGAGCCTATTGCCTAGCAAAGGCAGCTTCAATGAAACCACCTAATCGAGGGATCCAAGTTGGCGGCGTTAAGCCGTTTGAATCGCGCAGTATTCAGAATAGGCTGGCACTTGGTTTGCTGGCACAAAAATCTAACAAAAACAAGAAAAAATAATATGAGTGAAAAAGAAATAACAACAGACAACGGCGAGTCGGCGTTTCCAACAACTGGCTTCGATATCCCAAATCATGGGTGGCAACACGGGCAAGAAGGTATGACACTACGCGACTACTTTGCGGCGGCGGCGTTGCCAGTCGCTCAAGCTAATTGGCAAAAGCACAACGACGAAAATAACGAAGGCGAAGAACCCGTAAAATCTCTTGTTGCAAATGAAGCATACGAAATCGCAGACGCAATGCTGGCAGCAAGAAAGGAGGGCAACCAGTCATGAGAAACGTAAACTGTCCGAAGGCAAAAATCTACGTTCGCTGCGATGCGTTTGGGGGGTCTCCTGAAGAGTTTGAACCAGCGTGGTTGGTGTCCGTAAGAGCGATGCGTAACCGACCACTATGCTTCCAAGCATGGATTGAAAAGTATGCAGCGTGCTACGACAAGATTCCACCTCAGTGTATCTACTGGTATAAGCCTGACGCAGACCACAAAGTGCTACCACTTCACAAGATACAGATGTGGGAGTGCCTCTCTGGGTCTATCGAAATTTGGCGAAAGGACCAACTCAACGATGTTCCGATGCTAGTGAACCTCGGAAAGGGTATGAATCCAATCGGAGGTCATTATTGGTTTACTATCGACTTCCTGCCCGAAGGACAGGCTCAAGGATTGTTTGACGTGGGCGACTCCGAGCTGCTCGAAGAACACAAAGAAGGTAATGTGATAAGGTTGGACAACGGGCAGATTGCAATCTACCCAAACAACCGAATCAAATGGCTTCCAGTATCTCTGACAGGCAAAGAAGCACCGAGTGCCATACCGCAGTGGGACGTGGCGACTAACGCCCAATGGGACGAGTGGTGGGCAGACTCAGACGAAATCTTGGGGGACGCAAAATGGGCATATTAAAAATTATGAACGCAACATACGGACTAGAATTATTCGAACTCGCACTCCGCAAAGAGACCGAGTCAATGACCGAGGCAGAGAGAGCGGTATACGCTCAGCTGTCCGAACACCCAGTCACTCAGAAGCAGATTGCTGAAAGTGAGCGCTGGATAGGCACACACCCTTGGCATGAGGGATACGAGTCGGACACGACTACCAGATCTGTTAGGCAGATCGTTCAGGATCTCAGGACGAAGCACAAGGTGCCTGTGTTATCCGATCGTCGTGGCTACTTTTTCAGTAACGACGAAGAGCAGCGTAAGGCATTTCTCGAAAGGCATGTCCGCAGTGCGATAGCGTCGATGAAGACATCGATCGAGACATACAATTCGATGAAGCACATCGTCGGAGAGAATGCATTTTTCGAATCGATGTTAGAACTCATAAACCGTGAAGACAACGTCCAAGCTGAACTATGAACACCAATCGAAATGACGGATATTACCCCCAAGACCCAGCTGGTGGTCATTGGTTCCAGCGTCTTGTTCGCTGGGCTTTTAAGTGTCGGCATGACTGGTCAATAACAGTAACCAATGGCTATGGGATTCCATCGGAAGCGCAATGCAACAAGTGCGGCATGTATCACCACCGAATACTGAAAGCCGACGACCTTCCGCTAGTGGCAGAATGGGAAAGCGGAAAACATCCGAAATCCTCTCCCGCGAACAGCAAAGATCGCTCACCGCAATGCTGAGCGCATCGAACTACTACAAACACAGTAACAAAATGAACACATCAGCTGCTTATAAAATGAAATGGATGGGTGACGACGTGACAGTCGTTCATCCGAGAGGATTGCCACCGTCGTGGAAGGAATCAAATCTAACAGAAGAGAAAATCGATGCGGCGAAAAAAGCTGCGTCGGAACAATGCAAAGAAAACTCATCAGTCGTGTGGCTGGATAGAAATCTGAAATTAATCAAGAGCTTTAAAATTATCTAACAAAAATATGAAACTAGAAACAGGCAAGAGATACGCTCCGAGATGCCAAAACTTCAAAAGATGATTTACGATGCGATAACGAATGAAGGAGGTGATCGATGAGCGACCAAATCATAAAACTGTTAGAGGAACACTTCCGCGAGATGGACAAACGGATCACGATGAAGCGGATTGAAATCAAGATGCTAACCGCTGCCGTTGGTCAGTTAGAAGATGAGAAATGGAGGATAGAAAAGATCCTCGACAAGGCAAAATCTCTAACGAAATAGAACTTTCTTTCGTTGTAGAATATAGGATTTTGAAAATACTTGTTTACAACGGAAGCGTTTTTGCTATGTTTCGTTTGTCGCCGCGAGCGACGAACCAACACACAATATGAAAAACGACATCAGACAAAACTTGGAAATCGGAGATTCAGTTTTATACGAATTTCCACATTCAACAATGACCACAGTAAGGCACTTTGCAAAGTGCATCGGATTTACAGCAGACGGTAGAGCGCGTCTAAAGATTTCCGACAAGGTCATGCGGATTCAATGGCATCCATATCCATCCAACATCATTACAACTCGTCGCGATGCTCCAAAGGCAAGCATTAAAAAAAAGCTAGTTGTAGCATAAGCAAAACAGGGGCGCGACTGAATACGCGCAAATAATTAAACCAAACAAAAGCATGATCGTTCTACCTCCAAAATACACCAAGCACTCCGAGTATCTCGGGGTGGTCATTTACAAGCGCAAGCCAAACACAGGCACCCACGGTGGCATGTGGCTCGCTGACAACACTACCTACCTAACGCTTGCCAGTGCCAAGCGTGCTATCGAATTTTACCACTTACACAAATAATATGGAACCAGAAGAAACAGTCGCGAGAATATGCTGCGAGTATACGGAAGACTCGATCAGCAAAACCATCTGCATGAACGCTGACGACCTGCACAGTCTGGCTTTGGATTGGCAGCGCAAGACCAAGATCCTTCAGGATCTGTTAGACCACGTAGCTGGAATTCAATCTAACGTAAACGACTTAGCCAAGATTTTAAAATCATGAACGACACCAAGACAAACGAGGAAATGATCAGGCTCCTTCTCACACCGATCAGCGAACTGAGCAAAGACGAAGTGTCATTCTTCGTCGGGAACAGGGAGCTGCTAAGAACTCTGAGGAATTCTCCAGAGTATTATCGGGGTCTTGCTGCGGATCTCAGGACGAAGTCGGTAACCCCTAACGGGATGCGTCTCACTGGTCTCACAGAACACGTCACGCATGCCAGTGGTAAACGCAAGACAGTATGCACCTCGGCTGCTCTGGCATTCTTTAACGTGCCCCCAAACGCATACCACTACAGTGGTCATGCAGAGCAAGACAACGCAGTCCTGCGCAGGCACGGCTGGAGTGCCCGTAGCCGTAAATCAGCGTTCAAGGTGAAGGGTGGCAAGGCATCGCTCGCCAGCGTCATCAGGGGCATCAAGGATCGAGGAGAAGACGGGCACTACAAGCTCAGCATCAGACTGACCAAGGGTCAGGGATACCACTGCATCGTGATCGATTCCAAAGGCAAGATCGTAGTCGACACCGCGAGCAGCGCCACCACACTTCGCGCCAGCGTGCGTGACATTTACATCATTCAACGAATAAAAAAATAATTATGAACACACGACCAATTAACGAAATCGCTTCCGAGATCTATCAAAACTGGGGAAGCAAAATTAACTTTGCGGCGAAGCCATACCTGAAGGCGATGACCTTCTTGGACAAGCCGACGGACAAATACATCCACGACAGCGGCAGGGAAATCGTCCTGCTCTTCCTGTGCAATGCCACGACCTACCGTGGAGAGACCGCACGACGGGTGAAGGCAGAACTTAAAAAACTGTTAGGGGGTTAACATGAAAACCAAGCCGATGAGAATCAAAGCTTTCTGGTCACTTTACGGTGTACGCATCCACCGTGCAGGTCGCAACCTAGACCTCGGTGGAGGCGATGGGGCTTATCACGTAGCAGCTTTTAATTTACTAAATTTGTTAGAGAAAGAGCGTTACACTGGCGAGGTTGAATTTTACGGAAATTGTTCAAAAGAAGTGGAAAAAGAATTCAACGAATACAAGTCAATCGGCTGAAACCATTTTAGAATATAGCGAAAATAAATGAAAATAATTATTTACATCGGAAGTATTTTCGCTATGATGAGCGCGTCAACCAACAATATTATGAGAACACTAATCAAACAAATCGTTCCTTGCACATATCAACTAATTGATTTTGGCATTACCGACAACAAAGGCAGATCACTTGGTCTGCAAGTAGGGACATGCACCGTAGAAGTCACAGAAGCACCAGTAGACCACAAGTATGGTGCTTATGTCGGGTATAACAAATTGGGTCAACTTTTCAGCGTTAACATGATGGTCACCAAAAATGGCACGTCATTCGGTGCCTACCAACCCAGCAAACATTATGAAAGCATGGCTGAGGTAAAGGACGCAATCGACAAGCGGAAAAAAGAATGCATTGCACGATACAAAAAACAATTCACCAAAGCATAAACCATCACACATACCAGCACTCACCTCACCGATTAAATTCGGTGGGGTTTTCTGGGCGTAACATGAAAATACTAATTGCCAACATCCCGATCGGTCTCCGCCTCTCTTTAAAGGCTGGAGAATTCGCAGCAATCAGACTAAGCTCTGGACCAAACAACAGCATCTTGATCCGAGACGGTCGAGCCTATCAGTTCGAGAACACAATGCGAAGCAAGCTCCCATCATTGCCTGCCACTTCTTTGCCGATCAAGGTAAAAAAAGTCACTGAAACAAACATCACTTTTGACCTATTGCCATGAACATCCTATCATCAAAACGTCGTGGCGTAAATGCCTCCCTGAACGCATCTCCCAGCCTGTCTGGAAACATGCGTCACGGGTCAACCACATCTGGGCTGCAGGAGCTTACACGCATCCTTGCAGCGCACGGTTTCAGCCTTGACATTGTCCGAGGAGATACCATCATCGGTGACCGAGGGATTGTCACCCTGCCATTCAGACCGACCTCGGACGACTCTGCCACGGAGCTGCCACAAGTCACTAATTCATACGCGGTCTTTTCTTGGACGAAACTCGACGAAGATCGCACTGAAGTCCTCGCATACCTCTCCTAACAACTAAAATTATTATGAAAATAACACACGTAGACAGAACAGTCGGGATCATAGCCGCCCAGTCATACCTTGACGAGCGGTTCGCCCCGACCAATAGCAAGCTCGCCAGCGCCTTCATCACGGGTTTAGGCATTGGCATCATCATCGCGACCATCATCGGTCTGCTCGTCATCCAACCCAGCTAATGAAACCTAACAAAAACGCACAGGCACTCGGCGCTCTTGGAAAAGGCATCAAGAAGACCATGACCAAGGCAGCGCTTGAGCAGCGCAAGGCTGCTTCCAAGAAGCCAAGGACCACCACTCCAACTAAATCAACAATCGCTCGCAGAGCAAAACTCGGAATCAAAAATAAATTATGAACGACATCATCGAACACCACACCAAGCAGGAGTCTGCGGCTCAGTCAGAGCTTCAGCAATTGAAAGATCGCGAGTTCAGTACAAAGCTGAAGCTGCGGTTTCAGAAAGCTCCAGTCCAGTATCATAGCCGCCACGGTCGAACCCGTGCAGCTATACAACTAAGAATCTCCCAGCACGGTGCGCTCGCCAGCTACTGGGCAAAAAAAATGAAGCGAGCCTAAAATTTTCTCTCGCCAGTGCTGAGGCGGCGACTCAGGATAAAGCCCTTGAATGGGACAGAGTGCCTGCCAGCGATGGCTTAAAAACATGACAACTGGCGAGAGATTCAAATCAATAAATTATGAACAAAACATTACCACAAGAGGTCGAGGTGCTACCCACGCTCGAGATGTCGGAAGTCCCACAGGAGTTCCAAGTGAAGATTCGCGCCAGCTTCGGAGACCTGATGCACCAAGCTGATGTGCTTGTTACCAAGGCTCGAGAAGTCGCAGCAATGGGAGAGTCTACCGATCAGGAGAAGCAGGCACGGGAGACCCGTCTGGCGCTCGTCAAGGTGCGGACTAGTGCCGAGAAAACGCATAAGGACATGAAGCAAGACATCCTTGTGCAAGGTCGTGCGATCGACGGGGCGAAGAACATCGTGATCGCTGCTACCCACCCGTCCGAGAAGGACATGAAAGCGATCGAGGATCGTGCCGAGCTACGTGCCCAAGAAGAGCGCGACCGTCTGCACGCTGACCGATACGCTGAGCTGAACCAGTTCACGACCGCATACAACACACTCAGCCTTGGTCGCCTGACCGCTGAGGAGTATGCAGCGATGCTCGACAACAGCAAGCTGGCACACGAAGCCAGAATTGCCCGTGAAGAGCGCGAGAAGGCAGAACGCGAAGCCGCAGCCAAGGCTGAGGAGGAAGAGCGCCAGCGCATTGCTGCCGAGCGTGTAGAGGCTGAGAAGAAAGCAGCAGCAGATCGTGCTGAGCTTGAGGCTAAGGCAAAGCGTGAGGAGGCTGCTCGCAAAGAAGCTGAAGCAGTGATCGCAAAGCAGCAAGCAGAGGCTGAAACCGCTCGCAAAGCTGCTGCTGCGGCACTAGCCAAGCAGCAAGCAGAGGCTGAAGCAAAGCTCGCCGCAGAACGTAAGTCTGCGGCAGCGGAGCTTGAGAAAGCAAAGGCTGAGGCAGCACGGCTTGCCAAGATCGAATCCGAACGATTGGCTGCTGCTCGCGCCGATTCCGAGGCTAAGGAACAGGCTGAGAAAAAAGCAGCCATTGCTCCTGACAAAGTCAAAATCGCTGAATACGCGAAAGAGATTTTAGGGGTCAGGTTGCCTACTGGCAGCACCGACGATGGTAAAGCAGCTTGCGCGAAAATCAGCAAGGTCATCGAGACAGCACTCGCTGAAATCCGAAGCATTTACACAACACTAAAATGATACAAGAAGCACAAAGAAAAGGAGCCAAGGGAGTTTTCGGATTCGCTGGTCAATCAGGCACTGGGAAAACCTTTAGCGCACTTATGTTCGCGTATGGTCTCGCTGGCTGCGTCGGCAAGCGCATGGGATTTCTTGACACCGAAAACCGTCGAGGAAGTCTCTACGCTGACATCCTACCAGATGGAGACAGGTTCATGGCACTGGACATGACCGCTCCGTTCCATCCTCGCAAATATGTCGAGGCTATTGCCGAGTTCGAAAAAGCTGGAATCGACACCCTTGTCATCGACTCCATCTCTCACGAATGGGAGGGTCAAGGGGGATGCTCTGACATCGCTCTCTACGGTGACTACACCGACGCTCAGTTCTCTGACGGCACATGGTGCGCGAAAGAAGCCAAGCGTGCCCAGTGGCAGGTTGCTAAGCGCGAGAACCAGAAGTTCGTGAACGCACTGCTACAGTCAAAAATGAACATCGTCGTCTGCCTCCGAGCCAAGGAGAAGTCCAAGGTCGAGCAAGACGGTGGTGTCAGCTCATTGGGTATCCAGCCGATCTGCGAGAAGAATTTCTCGTTCGAGGCTACCACTCTCTTGCTCATGCAGGACGAGGGTTCGTCTCAGAAGGTGCTGCGCTGCCCTTCGGCGCTCAGACCCTACCTCGGACGTGCCGATGACTACATCACGGTGCAGGACGGTCTTGCTGTGCGCGAGTGGCTACAGGGAGGCACTCCTATGACAGCACTCGATAGACTGCGTGCGCAGCTGCTCACCAGCGCTGGGGAAGCCAGAGAGGCACTGTGGAAGTCTCTGACCAAGGACCAGAAGAAAACTCTAACCGACGACGGAACAGTCGCTCGTTTGAAAGGTGAAACGGTATAATTTATGACTGACGAAGAAATTGAATTTATTCAGCGTGAGAGTGCTGAAAGAAAGCGGATTAAAAAGATGGTTGATGACCTAAACGAAAGCGAGAAAGAGCGCAAGTCGTGGAGCAAATCACAAGAGCATCATGCTCCGTCAGTAAATCAAGCCTATGCTGGGGGGAAAACATCTAAGGTCAAAGGGACTGGAAACTTTGACAGAGAGCAAATCACATACGAAGGAAAATAATCACATGCAACCACAAATCATATACAACTACCCGAGAGAAGAATACTTCGCCCCTCATACTGGCGACCACAAGACACTGCGAGTGAGCAAGTCAATGCTTACCGATTTCGTGCCGAACCCCGCTGCATGGCTACTCAAGCCTGTGCGTGAATACACAAAGGCGATGAAGTTCGGCAACCTAGTCGACTGCTTGGCATTGACTCCTACCGAGTTCGAAAACGAATACACAATCCTCCCATCACACTACCCGTGCGAGCCGACCAAAAAAGATCCTCGGGTAGAGAAACCGTGGAACGCTAATTCGAACTACTGCAAAGATTTCGAAGCAGGTGTCGAGCTGGACGGCAAGCAAGCGGTGAAGCAAAGCGACTACCAGCAGGCACTCCAAGCACTGACCATGCTCATGGCATTCAAGCCATACTCTGAGCTGATGGAAGAGGCATCCACACAGGTCACAATGTTCGGAGAGATCGTCGAAGAGGGAACCACTACATTGGCTAAGGCGATGATCGACATCGTGCCTAACAAGGGGAAGTGGAAGAGCTGCCTCGTTGACATGAAGACTACCGCTGAGATGTCGGAGCATCACTTTTCCAAGACAGTCGCGAAGTTCGGATACCACCGTCAGGCTGCTCTGTATCTCGACCTGTGGAACGCATTGTCTGGAGAGAATCGAGACACGTTCTACATCGTGTGGGTTCATAGCAAGGCACCTTACGAAGTGGCGATGAGACCGATCAGTGCCTCAGCAATCGCCGAGGGTCGTCGCTGGTATCGCAGCGCTCTTCGTCTCTGGAACGAATGCGTTACAACGGGAGTGTTTCCATCACCATGGGATGATATTGAGACCCCAATAGATTTGCCAGCGTTTGTCGAGTTGACATCGCTGGATGAAGAAGAAGAAGAAGAAAACTAATACCAATAATTAACGAAATAGAAAAATGAGTAAGATATCACTAAACGATAAATTAGCAGACCAAGAGGGTGGAGATTATATTCTCGTCCCTGTAGGCTACCACGCATTCACAGTCGAAAGCGTTGGAGACGTAGAATTGTCATCTAACGGAAATGAGTTTCTAACCGTTGAGCTGACGTGCGGAGGAACAAAGGTAAAGGACAAAATCTTCTTAGGTGAGAAATCACTGTGGAGACTTGCCCGATTCTTGAAGTCTCTGAAAGGAGGAGAGAGTCTTGGGGACATCGAGTTTGTGCCTGAAAAGTGCAAGTGGATTGTCGGCAAATCTGGACAGCTTCTGATCGAGCATGAGAGTCCTACCGAAGGCAAGTATGCAGGCAAGAAATTTGCTCGCGTGAAGACATACGAGTGGGGGAAAGTGGTCGCTGATCTTGATGAGGATCCAGCAGATGACGACGACGTGCCGTTCTGATCAATAAACGCTGGCATACCGTTTGTATGCCACCACACTCGCGCTCATTGCATTGAGGGCATCCTTAAACTAGATACTGGGTGAGCGACCTGAACAGTGGGTGCGAGTGTGGTAATAAAACTATCATAGCTCAGAGTAGAGCAGTGGGCTTATAACCCATTGGACAGTGAATTAACGACTCACTTGGTAGCTGTAATAAAATCCACACGACTTGCCGACGTAATCGGCTAACACTTTACAAAATTATGAACCAAAATACAAACACCGATAACACAACGGGCGCGGTTGCTCAGCAGCGACTTGTTCCCCGTTTTTGGGTCTCTTGGGTGCAACCCACGGAAGACTATCGCCCTCTTGGCTACCCTCCACATGCTCCCGTCCTAGGATGGTGGTGCAGCGGCTACGACAGCGACGACAACGCGACGCTCTGCGCCCTCATCGAAGCCGATGACGAAAAAGCCGCCGAAGAGGTCATCAAGAAAGAATGGGCAGAATGGACGGAGTGGAGATTCATCGAGCCGAGAGATCACAACTACCGTCCCGTCGACCGATTCCCGCTCTCTGACTGGATGGAGGCTCGAATCAATTCGGGGAACACCCAAGATCAATCATCGCATCGCGATTGATTGCATCGATCTGTTCTGATAAAAACTATCATGAAACCACGACCATACCAGCAGGAAGGCATCGACCATATACGAAGAGCATATGGAAAGAAAATCCGCAGAGTTTTATACGTCCTCCCAACTGGAGGAGGTAAGACCGTCACGTTCTCATGCATCGCTGCTGGTGCAGCTGTGAAAGGAACTCGGACATGGATCGTTGCGCACCGTCGCGAGCTAGTGAACCAAGCGAGTAAGACTCTAACATCTTTCGGAATCAAGCACGGGATAATGATCCCGAAGTCAAAGCAGTGGACAGAATCACCAGTGCAGGTCTGTTCTCTCCAAACCCTTGTCGGTCGCATGTCGAAGGAGCAAGCTCCAGACTTTATCGTCTACGACGAAGCCCATCACGCTACGTCTGGAAGCTATGACAAGATCATGAAGCATTTCCCCGACGCTAAAATTCTAGGGGTAACAGCGACACCGTGCCGAACTGATGGCAGAGGTCTCGGTGATGTTTTTGAAGAACTGATCATCGGTCCTTCTACTGGAGATCTAACAAATGATGGATACCTTTCTTCGGCTAGGTATTTCTGTAGCCCACGAATTGCCGATTTGTCTGGCATAGCGAAGCGTGGCGGAGACTACGAACGAGAAGCACTTGCCGAAGCGATGGATCAGAAGCTCATCACTGGTGACGCTATCGAGCATTACAAGCGTCACTGCGACGGTGTTCCGATGATTGTGTTCTGCGTGTCTGTAGAGCATGCCAAGCACGTCGCTTCCGAGTATATCATTGCAGGATACCGAGCCACCTACGTCGACGGTCAGCTATCGGACGAAGAGCGTGCGTATCGACTCACGGGTCTCGGTGACGGAACCTTCCAAGTCGTCACCTCCTGCGACTTAATTGGTGAAGGGTTAGACATCCCCAACGTGGTCGCAGCACAACTCCTCAGACCGACGGAGTCGACAGGTTTGCACATGCAACAGATAGGAAGACCACTCAGACCAGTCTACGCAGTAGGCATGCCTCTGGACTCAGCGGAAGACAGGCTGGCAGCGATCGCGAACGGGGGGAAACCATACTCTGTGATTCTCGACCACGTAGGCAACTGCGGGTCAGTGGTCAATGGTCAGTGGATGACCAAGCACGGGTTCGCGACAAGCCCGAGGGAGTGGTCTCTGGACGGCAAGAAAAAGAAGCCAAAGCTCGAGCCAGACGTTCTTATCAAGTCGTGCCCAGACTGTTTCAGTGTCCATGCCCCAGCCACCTGCTGTCCGTTCTGTGGGCACGTCTACCAAGTCGTCAAGTCACGCACCGTTGAAATATCCAAGGGTGAATTGATAGAAGTCAAGGCACAGGAAGCGCTGGCAAAAAAACAGGAAGAAAAAAAAGTTTTTACTCTGAAAGATCTCACAGAACTCGGTCGTAGCAGGGGATATAAAAATCCAGAGTTCTGGGCGAGAATGAAAATCAAAGGAAGAAAAAATATACGATGACACCATACATATCGACACATTGCAACAAGGGTAACCTCATAATCACAGACGACGAAGTTGTCTCACTGTGGACACCTTCGCCAGCTGAGCTTCAATGCTTAATAGCTGGAGGAAGCTTGGGAGTTAAAATATCAAAGGCAGAACAAGAGGTGTTTACTCTGATGCCAGACGATAAATCATACTATACTCAGGCTAAGTCGCCAGAGCATGCGATGGAGCTTCTGCCAATCTCAATGAGGCATTCATCCGATCTCACTAACATAATTAAAAAAGCGTTAGTTTTTCTAGCAGAGAAATTACCAAACGAAGAAAGAACCACTCTCATTTTAAATGAGTTCTTGGATCTAACAGCTCAACCAAACATCATAACCACGCATGAATAAAATCGAATACACAATCAAGTTCTACCGCAACTCTCTCGCCGAGGGAATGGTTCCGAGAGAAGCCGTAATGCTATGCGCTGTCGCGCAGTTAACATCAACAGTCAAAGAATGCACCAGTCATGAGGTGACTGAGATTACTGGCGATTCACATCCATCGGTGACCTTGAGACGGATGACTTGGTGGCTGAATATCAGAGAGACGAAGAATGCGAAAAACAAAAAAGTATTCTACTACTCGCTCAAGGACGACGGTGTAAAAAAACTTCGCAAGCTGATATCATGAGCCTAACAGAAAAAAATATACAGAACGAGATCCGACTGCACCTCAGTAAAGCAGGAGCTTTGTCACTTCGGTATCAGGTCGGTCTGTTTTACTCTCCTGCTGGAGACCCAGTGAAGATAGGGGAGGTAGGAGCCAGCGACCTCATCTGCTGCGTGCCAATACTCATTACTCAGGAAATGGTCGGGAAGACATTAGGAGTATTTGCAGCAATTGAGACGAAAAAGATAAACGACAAAACTGCAAAAGGCAGGAAAGAGTCGCAGGATAAATTCATCAACCGAGTCCAAGCCCTCGGAGGAATTGCTGGGATAGCACGAAGCACTGAAGACGTAGAAAAATTAATATCAGAAAAGAAAAAATAACCAAATGATACCAGAACAAGAAATTGAAAGAATCAGAGATCAATACGACATCGTGTCGGTTATAAAAAGATTCATTGAGCTAGATAAAAACAACACCGCTTGCTGCCCGTTTCACACAGAGAAGTCAGGATCGTTCAAGGTGAATGCCGAGCGCAAAACTTACAAGTGCTTTGGATGCGGTGACAGTGGAGATATCTTTGCGTTCGTCCAAAAAATCAAGATGGTGAATTTCAAGGAAGCTGCCGAAATTATCACTGGACACGTCATCGCCGACACATCTAACGGATTAAAAAATGGGCGGATCATTCTTCTCAACGACTCTCATGCAGACAGTAACGGGACAGCTCCACCAGTGAAAAAGCCTGCTCAAAAAACAAAGACTGCAGCCACTAACAAATTCGCGGCATTGTGGGAATCAAGGGTGGACAATCTAACAGAAGAGCAGGTGGACGCAGTCGCTGCCGACAGAGGTGTCGACTCGAGAGTGTTCCACTGGTTGAAATCTAAAAAGCTTATCGGCATCTTCAACGGTAACTACGCATTCCCAGTCTTTGACGACGGGGTCGTCGTGCGGTGCCACTACAAGGACAAGGCTAAGGGTAATTGGTTCTATGACCCGCAGGCAGCGGAGGGAACGTCAGCACTGGTGATCGGAGATCCGAAAGCAGCGAACACAACATTCATTCTAGAATCTCAGTGGGATGCGTTCGCTGTCATGGCATCGCTGCGGCACTGGGAGCAAGAAAACTACTATGCCTACATTATCACGCGCGGAGCCTCTTCAAACACTGACGTGTCGGCGTTGATCGGGAAAACATCGAGGATCATCGCAATCTCTCAGAACGATCCAGAAACGAAAAAAGACAAGGAGGGGAAAACCCCCGCACAGAAATGGTTAGAGAGAGTTAAAGCATCGATACCACAGGAGTGTTCTTTCTCATACTCGCACGCTCCTGAAAAGTTCGAAGACCCGAACGACTGGATCGCGAAAGAGCAACCTACCTTTGAGGATGTCACCAAACAGTTCGTCGAGAAAGCAACGTCTCCAGATGTCCTTCCATTCTTCCGTATTCCTGACCTAACAAATTTCCCCCTCAATGACGATCCAGACGCGATGATTGGAATCAAAAAACGCTACCTGTGCAGAGGTGGTTCGATGGTCATCATCGGTCCTTCTGGTGCTGGCAAATCAACCCTGATGACTGGCATGGCAATGGCATGGGCTATGGGCAGATCATGGAACGGAATTGATTGCAGACGACCGCTGAGACAGATCATCATCCAAGCGGAGAACGACAAAGGAGACATCGCAGAGATGGCTGCTGGATCAGTGTTTGCGATCAATCGGAAAGGGAAGCTTCAGGAGGAAGAATATAAGTCGCTGGTATCTAACGTAATTTTCGTCCCTGTGTCTGGAGTGACTTCCGCAGATTTCGTCAAGGTCGTCGAGCGCCAGCTTTTATTCCACCGTGCTGATGTCGTATGGATCGACCCAGTATTAAGTTATATCGGCGGAGACATATCAAAGCAGGAAGTCAGCAGTAACTTTTTTAGAGTCCTGTTAGACCCGATGCTGAAGCGCACTGGAGCGATTGCAATCCTGATGCACCACACTGGGAAGCCAGAGAAAACAGATGGCAAACCAAAAGCAGAGAGATCGGTAAAAGAATTTGCCTACAGTGGTCTTGGAAGCTCTGACATGGTAAACTGGGTGCGGTCGGTAGCTGTCCTCATGCCGACGGCAGAGAAGGGGAAATACAAGTTTATGTTGTGCAAGCGTGAGACGCGTGCTGGAGCTATAGACTTCGATGGATCTCCTGACGTTGACACACTATATCTGCGTCAGGGAGGCAAGAACGAAGGTCTGTCATGGACTCTGTGCCCAGCGCCACAGGAAGAAGTCGAGCCACTTAAAAAAGGAGAGAGAGAGACCCTTAACTTTTTTGACTGCACCTTTCCCACCATGTTCGAAGAGTTGATAAATCAACTGATCAAGGTTCGCAAAATCACAGCTCCAAAGGCGAGGATGCTGCTGAAAAAAGCAATCGACTTCGATGTCATTCACTGTCCTCAGAGGAACGGGATGTGGGAGATAAAGGGACCACCAACACCAGCATATTCAAACGATGAAAGACCAGCGTTTTAAAAAGAAGGCGAAACAGAAAATCGCCAGACAAATGAAGTATCACCACTTTTCGATCATCAGATTGTGGCGAGCCGTCAACCGTGGCTGGATGCTACGGGTAGAATTTCCTAGCCTAGTGGCTAACGAATACCAAGACTAACAAAAATACAAATACACATATGAGTGATCAATGCACACCAACAATCAAATGAACCAACACCTCAAGAAAACAATCGCCAAGATACGTCGTCAGCGAACAACCGAAATAAACTCATGACTGGTCTCGAAGAAATGACAGACAAAAACAGAGAAGAGAAAATAGCAAGGCTGCGAGTTCTCTGGAAGTATGCCCCTAAAGAGGAACGGCATGCGATCAACGTCACAGGAATGGCTATGGTCGACGGCAGGGATCCACAGACGGTCTCACGAAGAGCAGCGGCACATGAGCGACGGTTCAGTAAAAACCGTTACGACGTGTAGCGGTGCGGGGCAATAATATTCCCCTTACGTCTCTCGGTTTCTTCGATGAGACAATATTCAAAAGTGCGAACCTTTTCGCCCCAGTCGTTTTTGCCGAATGGGTTAAGCGAGGCTGCGAGCCATGAAACAAACATAGATTGCAGTGGCACGAACATTGTAGTCGGAGCTGTCTGGCATCCCTCGGAAGAAGTGCTGGCACCTTTAGCGTCGTGAATATCGATCGCGTGCTGACCCCAGTGGTCGTAAGTGCCTCCGCCAACCTTGTCTCTCTTGACTAATACGTCAGCGCATTGGCGGAACGCTGGTCTTCCTTTGTGTTTTCCTGCACCGTATAGCCAAACGCCCGTGGCGAGGCTTGCGCGACCCTTATTGGAGCCTGTGCCAGACCCAGCACGATACCCAGTTGGGTCGGTGTTAGCTTGGTAAGTCACTACACCGTGTTGAGGTGAGTAGAGACACCACGCATCGTCCCATTTGTTGCGATCATTTTTACCCTCGGCTCCAATACTATCAAGATAGTAGCCGCGAATCGCGAGCCAACAACATTTTTTTATGTCGCAACCGTTAGCAAGGAGAATCGACTTTACTTCGTCGTGGGTAATGCGTGGGGTGGACATAATTATTTTGCGTCAAGGATTGCGACTACGACTTCTGGATCGGCACCATAAGTGCGCGAACCGTCTGGGTTGACCGTTAATGTGCAGCTTGAGTAAGCAAGTGCTAAAATGATTGTAATTACTAGTTTCATTTGTATATGATTTTCACGTTTGATTTCTTACCATAAAATTTCCAGCCGAAGGCACACACTCCAGCGTAAATGATTCGTGCGTCCCAAGGTGCGCGGGGCGCAATTAAATCGCGTATCCAACAATCAATCTCTTTACGAGTGAACGGAGTATTGGGGCAGCCACCTAGCTGATAACCAAGATCATGCACCAAGCCGCCGATCATGTTCGCGGGAGTATCGTTGTAGCACGTTAAGCCGTCCCATTCATATCCTTCAAAAATAGTCAGTCTGCCGTCGCGGAAGGATGCGATATGGTATAGCCCATCATTCGTCCAAACATCAAACGGCTCGATTATTCGTCCAATCAGATAGGTTTTGTCTGACTCAAGGCGATAAGCCCAGTCGTCGGATAGTCTGCCGTCGTCGGAGTAAACTAATTTATTAGTGCTGGTAATCATCGTCGTCAAAAAAGTTTGAGCAAACCATACAAACCATGACAACAACAAAAATTGTAGTCGCAATAATTTTTAAATATAAGTGTTGGTCGCTCATTGTTCAACCATGCTTGGTGTTTGGTCAATGTAGCTTCGTGCTGTTATTAGACCTGTCATCGCGACTGAAAGCATAAATGATGCAGTCTCGCGCCAATCAGTGAAATTGACGGTTGGCAACCCTGCGCTGGCACTTGTTCCCATCGCAATGAGAATATATAAAGATAGCCTTGCCAAGGATTGCTTTTGGTTCATTTCTTTTTTTTCAATAGGTTGAAAAGTGTAATGCTGGAGACGCAGATTAACAACATCGTTGAGGATGTTTTCAAAGCCCAATCTAACTGTTCTTGAAATTGTGTGATAACACCCAAGGAGGATGCGGCTATGCCAATAAGCCCATTGACGATATTGTATGTCGTACTGTGTTCCTCAATCATGATATTTATTCTGGAAGAGGTTCAGGCTCTGGTTCTGGTTCTGGTTCTGGTTCAGGTGCTGTAACCACTGGCGCGGTGTAAACAAATTGACCATCCTCGAATCCGTAGCCAGTTGGCATTGTTACAATCACGCGACTGATAATGTCGGTCTTTTCAAGCTGCAAATTAACCGCCGCGCCAAGTTCTGAGTTTGCCGTAAATCGTTCGAGAGTGGCAGCAAGATTGCCGTTGATGCTGTCCAAGATTTCTTGTTTATCGCGACTCCAAAACTCAGCGTAGCACTCGTTGAGAGTGTCAGCTAAATGCTTGGTTGCGATGATCCCTTTGCGAGTCAAGCCCTTTTCAAATTCTGCCGTTGTTAGTGAGATGTCCATAAATTATACTATTAAAATTTCATGACGTTGCAGTCCATTTTTGCGGTGCCTTTAAACCCTAGAACCCCGCTTGCTGGGAGTGTTGCCGTAACGTGTAGATACGGAAAAGAACTTGGTGTTGAGCCAGCGTAAGTCGCTGAATTATACATTAGCTGCCCCGTAACAAATCTGCGATTTACTGGAAGAAATCTTAACGCCCATGCAGCAGGTGCAAGCCCACCATTACTGCCAACGTCCGTGCCAATAACCTCAATAGCGGTAATAATTGGTGGAGGCACTTGTGACACGTTTATGACACCAGTTCCGTTTGTTGTGAAATTAACGGCTAGTCCTCCAGAAGTTAGAGACAACTGAAAAGTATTTGCTGTTGCTCCAACAATGTAGTAGGGGGTAGTCGTGAGCAATCCACTTGGCATCGTGTCTGTAGTTGTAACGTAAACAATGGTATTATTTGTAAATCCATGCGCAGTAAAAGTCAGGGTGTCAAGGGTGCTATCTGGCGTTACTACCTGCGATAAACCAGTGCCTTGAGTCCATGATGGTTGAGTCCATGTGACTCTGCGTTTTGCTGCCATGTGTGCGCCACTCGATAGGTCAACAATGAGAAAATCAAAGTCAGCTTGCATGATGCCAAAACCAGAGTTGCACATGCGTATATTTGGCACTGCTGTAGCAGATACTCCGTTGCTGACTGAAAAGTTAAACTCTAATTCGCCACCAGCATATGATGCTCCAGAGTTTAACGACATCTCCCCAATCACACGGCAAAACCCACCACTAGATGAATGCGAGTGACGAGTCAAGCACCCCCACCAGTCAGCGTCAACACCTCCACCCATTGTAAATGCACCTTGCGCATTTAGGTCAACGTCATTGTGGTAACCTGTATTGATTGTGTATTGTCCACCTCCAGAGCAAATAGACCCTATCGTGAAATTTAGACCGTTGCCGCTGACAATGACTCCCCTAGCTGTTGCTGATCCATTGTCCGATCCAATAACATAGCTCGTCCCAAACCCACCAGTAACTGTGTTATTAAGACCAAAAACCCTAGCTGGTCCGAGTGACGTAACAGTATTGCTGCTACCTAGAACAATTGTTCGCGCACTATACCCAGCCGCACTTGTCAATGCGTTTCCAGTGCCAAGAACAATGCTTGAAACATTTCCACTTCCATATCTGTTTGCATAGACTCTAACAACTCCAGTGCCATTTGTTGTAAGATTGATTGCGCTTCCACCAACCGTTGCGGATAGTTTGAAATTATTTGTTGTGGCTGAGACAATAAAATATCGAGTGTTCACAGCTAAAGGTGCTGGCAAAGTTCCTGTTGATGCAACAAACACTGAGTCATAACCAGTCAACCCATGACTAGGTGATGTAATCGTATCTGCTGTGAAATCCACAGTCACATTTTCCCATGCTCCAATTTCAATTGTTCCTACAGCAGATAGTGTTCCCGCTGCGAATGTCTCTGCATTTTGAATAGCAGCAGTTCCAAGACCCAAAGCCGTGCGATGCGCCGCCGCCGCGTCTGTCCCGTAAGTGTAGCTCGTCGCGTTGAATGTCGCTGCCGTGCCGATGATACCCGAGTTGATTGCTGGCGATGTCAGCGTTTTGTTGGTGAGTGTTTCGCTACCTGCGAGAGTGGCAAAATCACCGTCTGTCAAAGCCGTGTTAAATTGTGCCGTAGTGCCAGTAATGCCTACAATCGTGGTCTGATCGCCTGTGTTTGTTCCGCTGTTTGTGCCTGTGATGTTGCTTAACAAAGCCACCGTGCCGCTCGCGTTTGGAAATGCAATTGCTCGGTTTGCTGTTTGCGTTCCTGATAGTGTGGTGACAAATCCGCCGCCTGAAATTTTGAATGTGGAAGTGGTCTGAATGTACGCGCCACCGTCTGTTGTAATGTTGGCATTTGCCCCTAACGTGCTAATGGAAGCATTCGCCCCCTCTGTGTAAATAAGGGCATTTATCCCCTCTGTTGTTATAACCGCATCAGCACCACTTGTGCCTATAGACGCATTTACTCCTTGGGTGGTGATGTTTGAGTTTGCCCCGCTGGTGGTAATTGGTGAGTTTGCCCCGCTGGTGGTGATTGATCCTACACTTGCAAGACTAGCCACGCTCAACGCGCAAGTCCCATCGCTGGTCGTCGCGCTTGTAACTGCGTTAGGCGTTTGGCTCGCGGACGTTATCAACCCTTTTGCATTAACTGTAAATGTAACAGAGTTGGTTGAGCTGCCGAAGGTACCTACGTTTGAGTTCACTGTTGCCAGCGTTAAGACTGCTGATCCTGTGGCATCACCTGTATGCGTAGCGTTGCCAGTGACTGTCGAACTAATGACTCCACTCGCTAAAGAAAGACCAGTTCCCACTTCTATTTCTTCGCCAGTTCCTGCACCAGCTGAAGTTCGCCCATAAAGTCGAGGAGAAGCCGAAAATCTAATCGTCTTTATAACCTCCAGCACACGGTTATAGACAGCGGAATCTCCACTGGCGACTAACTGTATTGCTCTACTTAAAATCCCCATAATTAACAATTTGATGGTAATGAAGGAAACCCTCCTCTGATTTTCACACTGAACGCGATCTTGCAACCCACGTTCACAAACTCTTTCTGCTCACCGACCTGAGAACTACTCTTCACACCGTTCTGCCGACTGACATCGGTAGACGTAGTCGACTGGTTACCAATCTGATCGTAGTAACTTTTCCGTGTCGTGTCTTCTGTGATTTGGTAAGTGTCTGCCATATTCGTAATTGTTATGCGTCAGCGCCTTGTTTCTTCTCCTGTACCCCTTTGGTAATATCCGTCTGAACATGCTTGGTGCTTTGATCCTGAGTCCCAGTCCCTTCTCTGGTCGTGTCCCCAGTCTCTGTAGCAGCGTCGTTGGCAGCAGTGGTGCGACGAACCTCAAGCGACTGGAAGTCAAAAATAACTTCGCACTGGAACGTCACTTCTTCTGGCATATCCACGATCAGACCAGAGTCACGCTGAGCAGCGACACCAAAACGAATTTCCTCCAGCACCTGTGAGATGTGGTTTCGAAGTTCAGCGATTGGAACGATGCTTTCCATAAAATTAATATCCGCTCGGAGACCCTACCGAGTTGCTAGGAGTTGTTAGTGTTTGCGGGATCATAGTCGAGTATCTAACCTCAGCTGCGTTGCCCCTTGCAACAGCTGCTGATCGAAGAGACTCACTTCTCCATAGGTCGGTCTCTGCCAGCAACCCCCTGACCATAGGTAAAAGATATGACTCCACATGTTCATACCGAATAGGAAGGTCTCGAGTAGCCGTGATAGTATCCAAGAAAGTGATGCGCGGAGGAGCCAGACGAGCGGTCGCCTTAAGCCTGATCGCAGATATTGGTAACCTGTCGACTCGGAACACCGCTCTGTAGTCGTCATGCTGCCCGTTTGGCTCGACAGACCAGCACTCTGGACTACCGACAGCGAAACGATACAAAAGCCTGTCACGGGCAGGATAGGCACCTTGCAGAAGCTCTGTGTTGGTGTCAGCGTAGCGAGGGTTTGAAGAGATGCTTGAATACTGAGCAGGAAGAGCGACGGCATCGTAGTAGATTGTGGCGCTGACAGTTCCAGTAGCTCCAGAGTATGGAAGCAACAGCTTGTCGTTCGCGATGATCTGGTTGTCGATCTTGTCACCAGTAATTTTAATGGTGCAATACATGTCCTCGTCCGTTGCCGAGTAAGAGGTAAAGTCGGTGCTTCCTTGAACGACTCCTATAGTAATTGCTTGCGGAGCAGCAAGGTTGATCGATATTGTCGTGACCTTGCTATGGTCGGGTGCATGGTCGTGCATTATTTGCAGAGACGCATTTACGCAATCGAGAATTGTTTGCCGTTCCTCAGCGGTCAGGTTGCTTGGATTTGTCTGAGTCAGGTCTCGAGTAAGACGCTGGATGAACGATAAAGTTTTCATTTCGCCTTCGCTCCTTTCCTGTAGCCGATGTTGTCTCCAGACTGACCAGCGAGCGGATCAGCTACGTCGAGTAGGAGTCGTGCCTGAGCATACCCGTTGACGATTGCTTCCTGACGATCTCGAGCAATAAATAAATGGCTGCTCATCGCCATGTGTCGGCACACTGGCATGAGTAATGACTCAACGTATTTGTGAGGGATTGGGCACAGTGGGCAGCTATCGAAGTCGAGGAGAGAATATCGAGGAGCCTCTGTGACTACCTCCATCTTCACAGTGATATTCCCAGAAGGAGCAGGCACAATGTTTAAAATACATTTTACAGGGTCCGCGCCAGATTGCTTTTCTCTATCGAGATAGTAAGCAACTGGAACCGATGCTGAGTCACCGTCTAGGAAGGAGGCAGAGAAGTTTTCAAGCTCTGAGACATTTGCCAGAGGGACTAACAACTCTCCAGTAGTGAGTCTAACAGGACCAGTGACGTTTTGAATGTCATTGGCAAGGACGCTTGTGGTGCTTCCAGAGGTGATCGCTACCGATAGATTGGAGGTTGTCCAGTAGCTTCGGTCGATCGCTTGGTTCCATACAACCTGCATCGATTGGTTAATGACATTCAGTGCAGCAATCTTTGCCATCTGCGGTGCTGAGCATGGACTCTCCATTCCCCAGCTCATTAGAATATCACGCAGAACGTCGCACACCGTTAGACCGTTCCTGATGACTGTGATAGAAGCTGAAGCATCAGACGTAGCTATGACCGATGCTGAAAATTTCTTTGTCAGTCCTGCGTTAACAGAAGCCACCGCAGATCCGTAGACAGCGGATGAGGAAACAGACTTATTTGTAGTAGCTGCGGTCGCAACCGAAACCCCGATAACAGCAGCAGCCATTCCGCGCACAACTCGACGGTTAGCCGTGGCAGATACCACCACGGTCCCAGTCATAGTTTTGTTTACGGTTGGCATGATTTTATTCGAAAGTAATGTCGAGATCTCCTGATGGAATTATCAGCTGATCGTTATGATTGATTAAAGTGACTGGCGCAAGTGCCCCGTAGAACAGCAGATTTCCTCCGCTAAGCTCGTCGAACATTCCCCAGTGAGTAACGTTTCCCCACCCCGAAGGATCGCTGACTACGGGGAAGGTGATAGCAATACCGTTTGATTTAACCCCCAAAACTGCGTCTGGGAAATTCGAAACAGTATTTGCCACTGATGCCCTAACGTAACCTGTGCCGCTTACCTCTGTTCCGCCACCAGCCTCAGACGGAGCAGCGGTGTAGAGAGCTAAATACACCGTGGTAGGAGCCGTGTAAGCGACCCTGCCAAGAATGTAATTGGCTACTTTGCCTTCAAGGTATGCGCTGAGAGCTGACATATTAGTCGAGGGTGATCGTTAGTTGGTTGATCGGAATTGTTAGGGAGTCGGTATCGGCAATCGTTTTTGCAGCATTGAACGCACCGAAGAAAAGAATGTCTCCAGAAGACGAAGCTGACATGAGTGCCCAGTGACTAACGGTGCCCCATGAGCCTCCGCTTGCAGCTGGGAATGTAAACGCTGTTCCGTTAGACTTCTGACCATTGCTCGCAGTAGGAAAGTTCGTTGCGTTATTTGCAATGGACAGTCGAGTGTATCCGTAACTAGTAACTTCGGTGCCACCACCATTCTCGGTAGGGGCAACGGTGAAGAGCGCGAGATAGAGCGGATCGACACGGGTGTAAGAACTTCCACCCAGAATATGGTTCATCACTTTGTTTTCGAGATCTAATGAGAATGCGGACATAATGGTAAATTATTTAGTTGTTGATTTTTTAGCTTTCGGAGAAGGCGCTGCTTCTTCCTCGACTGGTTGATTGACGGCAAACCCAGCGACTTGCTGATTGGCGAGCCTTTGCATTGCCCAGTTCTTTGCCATGAGAGTATTGAACTCTTCAAGCTCAAGCTCGCGACCCTGAAAGATAAATTTTTGGTGCTTGTCCGAGAACAAAAACTCCCCACTCTTAACTCCAGAAGAACGACGCAAGCCGACGATGTAAATTAGAAATTTCATAATAAAAAAAGGAAGGATGATGGGGGCACCAATATGATGCCCCCATCGATCGTTGATTTGGTTAGCTGTTAACCACTGGGAGGTTCAGGTCTGGGTAGGACACAGCATGGTCAAGTCGGATGCACGACGGCACACGACCAGCACGGTCTGTATACAACTTCTGACCGAACACCGAGACAATGTAACGCTCGGTGATGAATCCACCTTCTTGCTTCTGCGTCATGTTCTCACCACGGAACATACCGTAACCACGAAGGGCTGCGGACGCACCAATCATTAGGCTTGAACCGATTGGCACACCTTTCGAGTTAGCTTGGATGATGATCGACCCAGTTGGGTGATTAAGCGTGTTGAGGGCAGTATTCCATGTAACTCCTCCAAGTGGTGTTCCATTGACAAGACGAGCAGTAACATTGATCTTCTGACCGTTGTTGCCAGTAGTGTAGCTGTAAAAGCCCCACTTACCAGCGTCGCCACCAGCTGCCGAATCTGTCTTATTGTAGATGATCAAGTAGCGAGTAATTGACGCAGGAGTAAACGCCGAGCCACCTACGTTCTCAAGGAACGGATACGCGAAGCCATCGAAGTATTGGAAGAAGTCGATGTCTGTACGGGTGTTGCTAAGGTTATCAGCCCCACCACCAATTACGTCAAAAGCAGCAGCGGCTCCACCAGATACAATTGGAGTAGCTAGGAACGCGCGAGGGTTCAGGAAGGAACCAACAGCACCAACACCATCATGGTCAAGTGGATTGTATTCCTTGATGACGTGACCATCGACGTTGGCATATCCGCCTTTGAAGATGGTGTTCTCGGCACCACGTGTTT